CCGCCACCGCCAAGGATTCAATCAGATGGTAGCGGATGCCCTCGCCGGGGAGATCGACCTCATCGTCACCAAGTCGGTGAGCCGGTTCGCCCGGAACACAGTGGACAGCCTGACCGCCATTCGCACCCTCAAGGAAAAAGGTGTGGAGGTCTACTTCGAGAAGGAGAATATCTGGACCTTCGACAGCAAGGGCGAATTGCTCCTCACCATCATGTCCTCACTGGCCCAGGAGGAGAGCCGCTCCATTTCGGAGAACGTCACCTGGGGTCAGAGAAAGCGGTTCGCGGACGGCAAGGTCAGCCTTCCCTACAAGCAGTTCCTCGGCTACGAAAAAGGGGAAGATGACATTCCTGTGGTGGTAGAGGACGAAGCCAAGATCGTCCGCCGCATTTTTGCCCTGTTCATGGCGGGCAAAACACCCTACCAAATCGCCAAGATTCTCACAGCGGACGGCATTCCGACCCCTGCGGGAAAAACGAAATGGGGGACCACCACAATATCCTCCATTTTGACGAATGAAAAATACAAGGGGGCGGCGCTCCTTCAAAAGCGGTTTACCGTAGATTTTCTGGAGAAGAAGATGAAGGTCAACGAGGGCGAGGTGCCACAGTATTACATTGAGGAAAGCCACCAGCCCATCATTGACCCGGCAGAGTTTGATAAGGTGCAGGCCGAGTTTGCACGGCGCAAAGGGCTGGGCCACCGCTACAGCGGCGGCAGCATCTTCGCCTCCCGCATCGTCTGCGGCGACTGCGGCGCTTTCTACGGCCCCAAGGTCTGGCACTCCAACAGCAAGTACCGCCGCGTCATCTGGCAGTGTAATGAAAAGTTCAATGGCGAGAAAAAGTGCGCCACCCCGCATCTGCGGGAGGAGGACATCAAAGCCCGGTTCCTGGCGGCGTTCAACAAACTGCTGGGCAGCAAAGATGCTCTGCTGGAGGACTGCCGCCTGATGCAGACCGCCCTCACTGACTGCTCCGCCATTGACGCGGAACTGGACGGGCTGCTCCAGGAAATCGAGGTGGTCACGGAGTTGACCCAGCGGTGCATCCAGGAGAACGCTCGGAGCGCCCAGAGCCAAGAGGAATACACCGAGCACTACAACGGCTATGTCGCCCGGTACGAATCGGCAAAGGCCAGGGCGGATGCCCTCCAG